CTAAATTGGCAATGTCTCCATCCTCATAACCATTCCATTGCCTTAAAAATCGAATCGTCATTCCGCCACCTGCTCAAATTTTTCGGCGTCATCAAACGCTTGTTTAGGCGTTTTTCGGCTGGTTTTTTGGGCTTCCGGTGTTTCCGGTGTTTCCGGTGTTTCCGGTGTTTCCGGTGTTTCCGGTGTTTCCGGTGTTTCCGGTGCTTCCGGCGCTTCCGGTGCTTCCGGTGTTTCCGGTTGTACTGGTTCGATAACGTCCAGGTAATCTGCAACCCGGCAATCGTTGACCAAATGCGCGGCAAAATCGTCGGATACGTTGAGGATATCGCCGGTGCTTAATGTGCCATGCGTTGCGGTGATGGCTGTACCTAAAATTTTAATGCGTGGCATGCGTACTCCTTAAAAAGGGTGGCCGTCCCTGGCCTATGGCGGTAACGATGGTGATTATGCCGGTGTCAAATCGCCGTAACGAACGGCGGCGGGACGCTCGACAGCCAAACCACAGCGGCGGGTTGCCAACAATGTCACCAGCTGCTTGGTAAAATTGTCGTCGTCGCTGTCTGACATTTGGATGCCGACTGCTTCGCGGTTGTAGAACGTGGCTGACTGGCTTAGGTTTAACGCTAAGAAATTGTCAGACGTGACCGCGTTTGAGGACACGACAGGCACACCAAACAGCATTGGTGCAATGTCCATACCTGGATCGCCCAGCAAATAGCGGCCTTGTGTGTCTTTGGTTAGACGCAATGTCCACCAGTCAGCAGGATTCAGCACAATCGCACTGCCTGGGTAATCCGCAGCGGCCAAGTCGCCCAAGGTTTTGCCGATCACGTCAAAGCGGTTAGTGGCCGACAAGCCCAGCGCAGTCAACGCGGCGGCGGTGTAGCCGTGCGCGGTAAAGTTGCCGGATTTGGTAAAGCCGGACATGTTGGGCGCTGTGCCGTTGCCTTGGATGATTTGGTTTTCTACGCGCAGGTTTACGCCGTACATTAAGCGGGTGTCGATATACGCGGCCAGCGCGGCATTATCGGATGCCAATTGGCGGGATATTTTCAACCAGTGTGCCACGGTTGGGATAGATTCAGTAACCAGCGTGGTGGTGATGCTGGATTCTGCGGAGCCTGCCCCCTCTGTGACCTCTGCCGCCGAGTTGGTAAACACGTTTTCGCGGACATATTGCATAGTATCACTACTAGCAGGCAGGGTATTCAGCAACATTTCCAGGGTAAATTCGCGGAATGCGCCGCCCACAACGCCGGGGCGACGATCAGAGAAGCTATTACCGACGGTGTTGGTGATGGTGTTTTTAACCTCCAGGCCAAACGCGCCGGATTTTGCGCCGGACTGAATGCGGGTGCTAAAGTCTTTAAAGCCGTCGGATTTGATAAATAACGTGCCTGCGGCTTCTTTTTCGGGTTGTTTTTCGCCCGTGGCTACCGCTTTTTGTTTGATCAGCAGGATCTCGTCGGCTAATTCTTTCTGTTTTAAGCCGAGTGCATCGATGGCGTTTTTGGTTTCGGTGGATAATTCACCGGCTTTGCTTTCCAGATCCGCTTTTTCGGCGTACTTAGCCATTTTGCTTTCGATGCCATCCAGGGCTTTCATGACCGCGTCCATATCGACGGTGCCCGCCATGCCGACACCGAATAGTGCAGCTGGATCGATAGCGGGGGCGGCTGCAAACAGTGTATGCAGCTCTGCTGGATCAGCGGAGACGTTAAACGCCAGCAACAGTAGGCCGAATACCGCGATGAAGGCGGCGATGTGTTTCATAATCTTCATGTAAGTTTCCTTATTTTGCGAGTTGATTGAGTCGTTGAATGATGGGTGTTGCATCAATGTCTGGCTGATGATCCCCACCAACCCGAATTGCTTTAATTTTGGCAATGACGGCCATTGCCCGCGATTTTGTGTAGATGCCTGACTCCCTCAGAAAATACTCTAAGTCGCGCTCTGTTTTGACGGCTTCCAGCTCTTCTTCAAAGCTAAAGTCGTCGGTTTTAATGCTGGTAATGCGGGCCAAATCGTTGGATGGGTTGTCAACTAACGAGATTTCTTTCAACATTTTGATGTTGTAAATATTGCGCCCACCGTCTTTTCTGATTTCGAAACCGGATTTATCCGTTTTGAACCCGATAGACAGTCCACTTATTAAGCCGCCTTTTACAGCCCAATATGCATCTAACGCCTTGGGCATGCGCGTTTCCAAATTGGCGCGGCCCATCAGACCCGATTGGTCTTGTTTCAGGTCGTTCCATTCGCCCACTGGCAGCGCGTAACTCCGCCAATCGTGGTTGACATAAACCTTAACCGGGTCGCCGGATTTGATGACATCGTCAAACGCGCCTGGCATGATTACATCGCCGTAACTGTCCTTAACGTTAAACACTGAGCCATAGCCGGTAAATTCTCCGACAGTTTCCGAGAATTTAAGCTCGGTGTCGGCGATTGCAACACCCACACCGGCGATTTTTTGCGTTATTTGGTACATATTGGCCTCTTTACTGGGCTAAATTGCTGATTGATGCGCTGCTTTGCGGTGCAGTTTGCTGGCCTAGTTTGTCTATCGGCAGCAGGTTGGATTGTGCGGTGTAGATTTCGCCGCCGGTAAACGGGGGCAAATTCTCGTATTGGCGGCAATCGTTGCGGTTGTAGATGCCGTTTTGTGCGGCTTTGGCATAGATTTCCATCCGATCTTTAAGACTGGATCGCAATAAGGCGTCCATGTTAAATTCTGCGGTTAGGCGGTTTTTTTGGGTGATGGCCATCACGCGCTTTCTGATCGCTTGTTCAATGTTGACCACATCCGGGCGGATAGTGACTTTGTAAAAACTGTCGATAATTTGCTCTGAGCTGGCCCCCAGCGTGGTGGTGCCCTCTGTTTGATTCATCAGCACGGCGGGAACGCCGAACCAGCGGCCAATTTCTTGGACGGTGAATTGGCGGGTTGTCAGCAGCTCAATATCCTGAGGCGTTAGGTTAATCGGGGTAAATTTGGCATCGAAGGGCAGCACAGCTATGGTGCGGTTGCCGTGGGCGACCTCGTCCATGCGCTCGCCTGCGGCTTGCCATTGATCCGCTTTAAGCGTGGACGCCCCCACGCCGACCAGCCCTGTGGTTCTACCGCCTTTTTTGAAAAGCGTATTGGCTGCGCCTTGTGTATTTCGCGCCTCGGCCAGCGTGCTGCGCATAAACTCAGAACGGGATATGCCGACCAGCCCGCCGCCCATTTCTTTGATGTGCAGCATGTTTTCAGCGGGGATATCCTGGGTTTTGTCTTCGCCGTCTTTAATGCGGTAACTATCCCCGCCACCGTTTTTAAAAATGGGCTCTACGTCATCGGCTGAAATCGGGGTTATTGCAAATGGCGAGCCGTTGGTGTTCCGGTCTATTTTTGCGTAGGCGTTGCCGCGTAGCAGGTAATTGACCATCATCGACACCCAGAATTCATAGGGAGTTTGTCTGACGTTGGGGCTTTCGTGCAGCAATTCCCACAGTGATTCGCCCCGCGCGTCGGTGCGGATGCCGTTGTTGTTGCTGTACACCATCAACGGCATGCTAGCGACGGTTTTGGCGCGTATTTCGACCGCCCGCCAAACAGCGGCGATTTGCATAGCGGCGTCGATGCCGACCGGTGGCGTGTCGAATACCAGCGGCTCGACCGGTGCCATAAGCTGCGAGCCGTAGCGGTTGCGCAGTGTGGCAGATCGGCCAAAGCCTAAAAATTGCAGTATGCCCATTAGATGCCTATGGGGTTGGTAAAGAAGAAATCTAAATCGGTGGCGGTGTCTGCTGTCATGGCTCGACCTACGGCCATGATCAACGCGACTGCCGGGTCGATTTTTTCTGATGATTTGTTTTTGGCTGGCTTGATGTTGCCTGCCGGGTCTTGGTCTGCCACGACGTTTGACATTGCCCAATTTAAAACGGGGTCGTTCGCGTGTTGTATGCCGCCGGTTAAGTAGCGGCGCTCCAGTTCTTTCATGGCTGGATTCATGGATAAATAACCCTGGCCAAATGACACCATCGGTGCGCCTTGTTCCAGCATGTCGTTAACTAGCTGGCTTGAATTGTAGCGGTCGAAAACGATTTCTTTAACGGGGAGCGTTTGCATCCAGTGGTCCAGATCCGCTTTGATCCAGTTGTAATCGACTACGTTGCCGGGTGTTAATGTTAGCCAGCCTTGTTCGTGCCATTGCCTGAAAGGCACAGTGGTTTTGCGGTATTTGTTGTCGATGGCTTCATCAGGCAGGTAGTGTTTGCCGAATACGCGCCAAGTGCCGTCGTCCATGATGGCCACGCCAGTTGCGCTAGTGATGTCGGAGACTTGGGCAAGGTCTAGACCGATGTAGACTTCGGAGATCATCGCTGACCAGAATTTTCGACACAAAACCAGTCTGCGCAATACCAGCAGTCTAATGTGCCATGTTTTAACAACGGAATTACTTTAAACATAACACCGCTTTGACTGTGACCATGCTTGCATTGTCTATCAACATCAACAATTTGCACGCGCTCAAATTTTCCCCGGTGGTTATAATCTGTAAAAGCAAAGTCACCTATGTTTAAAAGCCTGCTTTCAGCACTCATAACCACTCCGCCGGATCGCGGCTAAAGTCACCCGCACACGCTAGCCACTTTTCAACGTTGCACCAGGCCGATTCGCCAGTTACCCAAACGTTCAAATGCTTGGTTAAAAAATTCACTTTGGCCGTGGGCATGACGGCGGCTTGTCGGGCTTGCTCTTGCAGGTATTCCAGGCTGACCGATACGCCTAGATTTGGGTTTGCTTTGATCCAGTTGTCTGGATCTTGCCAGTCGTCGGCATCGTCTAGCGTGTAGATGATGCCGAAAAAGGCATCGTCATCGATCACGCCTTGTAAAACCTTGATGGCGTAATCCCGCACTTCGTAACAGATGCCGTTTTTGTTGAATCCCGCTGTGGTAATGGCCCAAATTAGTGGCTGACTGCGAGCGCCAAGGGCGGATTTTAAAACATCCCACACTTCTGGCGTTTTGTGTGCGTGTAGCTCATCAACTAACGCCATGTGCGGGTTTAAGCCGTCCATGCTGTTTGCGTCGGCGGATAGCGGTTCAAACTTTCCGAAGTTTTTCGGGTAAATGATGCGGTGTTGCTGGACATCTAGCCGGGTGCGTAGGGCTTTTGATTGCCTGATCATGCGGCTGGATTCTTCAAATAAGATCCGGGCCTGATCGCGCTTGGTGGCGGCGGCGTATATTTCCGGCCCGCCTTCGTCGTCTTTGGTTAATCCCTTGATGCCGATTCCGGCCAGCTTGGTGGTCTTGCCGTTTTTGCGGGCGATTTCTTCGTATACGGTTCTGAATCGGCGCTTGCCGGTGTCCTCGTTGACCCAGCCGAACACGGTGGCGATGATCCAGGCTTGCCATGGTTCTAGCTCGATCGATTGCCCTGCCCATTCGCCCTTTGAGTGTTTCAGGTAGCTGAACAGGTTTAAGGCGCGTGCGGCTTGTTCTTCGTCAAAAAAAAAGCCGCGTGATGCGGCTGTTTTTAGGTCGTTGTCGTGTCGCTGGACGGCGAGATGGACGAGTTTTCCGGTTTTTATTCGCCCGGTTAAGACATCGCGGCCATATTGGGCGGCTCGGTCGAGTGGGTTAGATGCTGTCAAAGTCGTCAAATAGATCCGATTGGCCGGATTGCATGCCGCGCTCTGCTGCGGGTGCAAGGCCAAATTCGCCAACCAGGCTGCGCCATTTGCGCCAGTCGTCGTTTAATTGGGCGACTTCCGGGCGGGCTTTGTATTGGGTGCCGTTTCTGCCGCCGGTGATGTAGTGCCAGTCTTTTTCATCCAAGTATTTGCGGGCATCGGATAGGCGGCGACGAACGATGCAGTATTCTGCGAGCGCATCAACAAAATGCGGTTTTAGTCTGCCCAGCATGGCCAGCTCTGGCGCGATGCGATCCCAAACGGCTAGCTCGCCATCTGTGAGCCAGTCGGGTTTAAGTGCTTCCGCGCGTGCGTGGTGTACGGCCTGCGGTTCATCGTGCAGCGGTAACGCCACAACGTTTGATAAATCGGGTTTTCGCCCTCTACTCATAAACACCCACTCCTACAGCCTATGGGCTTTTTCTATTTAATTCATAATCCGCATGAATGTCCA